CTACTTGTGTAATGATACTCTTGTCCTTATCCATTGGTGGACTCCTCATTGATGTTGGTGTTGTTGTTGTCAAAGTCACTTAGTTGTGACCCTTTGCAGATTGACCAGAATGGGCACCACTTCTCTGAGCAGAGTCCGTGCTGGTCGTTTACAGGCCATGACATATCTTTGTTCTTATCGTAGATAATGGACAATGGCTGTACTATAGAGTGTACCTGATGTTTGAACCAGTCAACGTGACTTTGTGTTCTGATGATTGGTACAATCTGCCCTACAGATTTTGTTGCCCGAGTCATAACGCCATAGTTGAAACGCACAGGGAAGTCGGGCGACCATCCCATGTGTACGCTGGCATACGCATATGCTGATGCTTGAATAGATTGACGTTGCTTTTCTCCTTGGGAGTATTTGCGTCCTGCTGTTTTCCAGTCCCAAATAACACCGTTAGGGTCTACATAGTCCATCGTGCCACCAAGCCAAACTTCCATAGGTTCAGGTTGGCATTCAAAGTCTAGTGACTTATCTACAGGCTGGTATGTCATTAGTGGTACACCGAAGTTGGCTTCCACTTTTCCACCGATGACAACATGTGGTGCTATCTCCGAGTGGAATGTGTTCATCAGCGAGCCAACATACTCACGCATGTGTTCAGGTCCGTTTGTTGAGTTCAGTTTGAATGGTTCTTCATCCATCAACCGTTCAAGTTCCAGACTTGCTTCCTTGTATGAGTTTTTGTTTTCACCTGTTGTCAGGTAATGCTCAATGCCACGGTGTACGGCTGTGCCGATGTGTGTAGCGTCAGAACCCTGACGCCACTCGGGTAGATTCATTCCGAGGCGTGAACGCTCGGGACAAATCATCACGTCGTTGAGCCAGGATTGACGCACCCATAATCGGCGTCTTGCTGGATACATTGTTTCGTTTTTCCATTCGGCTTCAATATTTTCTATTCTCATAGTTGCCCTCTCTGTGTTAGGCGTTTGCGTAGGTGTGTAACATACGATTTGTGGATGGTGACACCGAAACGCATATACAGTTCGTTCTTTAGTGGTGTTGGTTGTTTGCCGAGTCGTATACCGTCAACTAGATATTCAAATACATCTTCGTCTAGTTTACGTGCGAAATGTCCTCGCCATTCCTCGGTTACTTGATTCTTACGGAACTCTGCTAATGGTTGTCTTGTTTTGTCTCTCAGTTCAAACCAATGTGTTAGTGTTCCGTCCCACTTACCAAAGTGGGCTAGTGCCTCACCGTTGAGAACCTCATACGGTATGGCTAGGTAGTTAGGTGTCGTGTATGGTTCTGTGAGTTTCACATCGCATAAACATTCGGGTGGGTGTTTCAACACACCACACCCTTCGGGGGAATAAGTCATTGTCTCCTTGTCTTGTATTAGCGTACTTGTCAGGTGGCGTGCCACCCCTAGGTGGCATCGCCTTCGGGACTGGTCTTTACCCCACCCCCTGTAGTCCCCCTCCCCGTGGTCGTTACTCTAGTAGGGGCTTTGTCAACGGCTACCATCTCCACGAGGCGTGACCCTCTCGGATGGTGGCATAGGGGCGGCTCAGACAGCGTGAGAGCCGTGCTAAGGGTCTTGGGGCACTTGGGGCACGCCCAGTAGTTCATAACGCCTCCTGTGGCTTCTCAGCGTCTCTCATCGTCTGTCCTTTTCCACGGCGCTGGCACTGTCGGTTTCAGGTAGTCGTAGTTACGGATACAGCCCCAACCGTTGAAGCCGACAGGCTTCTGAAAGAAACCATTGGGTGCTAGCCACCCTCTGATTGCTACACGGTTGGCAATCTCTATCTGTTCTAGTCGGGTTGCTTTCCATTGCTTGGGTGCGAACTCTTCGCCACCGAAACCGTTCCACGTGTTGATGTAGATACCAAGCCCACCTGCGTAGAGTCCTTTGTCTTTCCAATTCCTTCTAGTTTCACACCAAGCAACCCTATCCCAATACCGATTGTGTGGCACAGGGAGTTCAGCGAGTCTACTAGGCTCATCCCAAGCAAACTTCTGTACCGTGGCTTTATCCCGATGAGGCGCTGATGTTGTACTAGTTGTTGTGTACGGAGTAAGTATTTGTTGAGCATTGAATGTTTCCTTTATTGTTGTGGTGGTTGTGGAACTCGGACTCGTGTCCGAGTTTTTGGTTGTAGAAATGGGTGAAGCAGGGGCGTGAACCCCTGCGACACACAAACATACTGTGAGTAGTTTCCTAATCAAGTTGTAATTCCTCAATAGCAAACACTAATGACTTCTCAAACTTATGTTTGGCTTCCATCATTAGGGCGTATTCCTCAGATACACCATCTTGCCATTTGGTTGTTGCGACCCTGCCAATTTTCTTGGCTACCTGGTCACATCCGATACTTAGTGATTTGATAACCGAGCGTAGTTCGGGTATCGTGAGGGCTGTTGATGTTGTGTATTCCATTGTGTATTCCTAGAAAGGGTCGGGCAAGGTTACCCATTGTCCTGTTGTTTGTGGTGGGGTTGGTACTGTTCTGCTAATTCTTTCACGAAGTTCGTTATAGTCGTACCCCTCTTGTTCTGCTGTTATAGTTGGTCTAGAGATTGTTATGGTATGGTTGTGGTTGGTGTTGTAAACATACTCCTCCTCCATACGCCGAGACTGTTCAGGTGTCAGCGTAGGTAAATCCTCAACCTTACCATTTGCCTTGTCAACGGTGTCGGGTTTGTCCATAAGCCCATCCTCAAACTTACCTTCCAAGTCTTTCAGGTAGGCATCAAGAAACTTGTTGGTATACAGTTCACGAACACCATACGATATGGTATCACGATACTGAGACCACATAGTAACCAACTCGTCCCTAGATAGTGCGTCTAGTTCGTAGTGACCGTAACGGTTCTTTGTGCCGTATGTTCGGATAGTTAGTCGTTGTTCATCAGTCAAGTTGTGTAACTGTCCAGCGTACAGTCTGAGATGATTGTTCCAGTTGTTGTATGTCTCATCAAATGTTGTGCCAGCAGGATTGAGAATAGACGAACCGTTACCTGACGGTATGGTATGCGTGATACCACCAGCGTACATTCTGTAATGGGTTACAGCCTGATATTTATTATCGGACTGTGAATGTTCCAAAACCAAAGCCATCATTTTCTCGTTGATGCTTTGCTCTGCGTTCTGTGAGTAAATCCAAGATTCAGATAACTCGTCCTCGGGTACGTCCATTGTTATTGTGATTGTGAATGATGTATTCATTTTTGTCATTTGTTTCTCCTATTGTTGTTCAGTCGTTGGCTTCGTTGATGGCGTCTTCAATACAGGACATACCCTCTGTATTCAGGGCTTCCTCCATTTTGCGCCACGACCTTGATGCTTTGATGCGTTTCATCTCGTCATCACCAATCTCGTCGTCACACATAAAGCGTATGTCGTCCTCTGTGAAGACTGAAACTTTCCAGTCAAACTTTCGGGCTAACGCCCACAGTAAGTCCAACGCTTCCGTGTTGTCGGTGATGAAATCAGTTATGTGTTCCATTTGTTTTTACCTCCTAGTAGTAGTCGTAAGTAGAGTCGTAGTTGCCGACACTAAGGGCACGCTGAGTATCGTCCTGATACTTCTGCGCAATCCTAGCCTCGTCAAACCAGTCTGTCGGTGTGTTGGTGGGTGGTGTCCACAGACACGAGCACAGCATACGGTCATTGTGACAGAACCAGCAGGTGTCACACTCGGGGCACAGTTCTGCTTCGTTCACATTGGCTTCGCAAACATACTCGGTGTGACCACAACTTGAACACTTCCACAGTTCGCCCCACACTTCCTCGCCGTTCTCGTCAATGTATGTACAATCCTCTACAAGTTCAGAGTCGTAACCGTTCTTGTCTATTGGTGTCACATCAGTCCACGCACTCTGTGACCAGCCACTAGTGTACATACCTGAACCTGAATAGGTGTAGGTGCTACGACCGTACTTGTATGAGTTGTTAGACCACCAAATGTCACCGTCCCAAGTACCCAAGTTCTCGTTGATGATAGTGTAGTCATTCTGTACAGCAGGGTTAGCAGATAGGAACACAAGTTTAGAACCAGCGGCAAACTTGGCTAGTTTCTTGCGTGCTTTCTTACTGTTGAGAGTAGACGCACCACCCCAAGCAGGGAACAGTTCCTCAGCAAAGATGCGTGTATCAGATTTACCGTTGCGTTCCTTGATAGGTAGCATACCGTTATGTCCAACAACACTCAGTTGGTCATTACCTAGACGGAATGGGTGACAGTTATCAACTGTTGTGCCACCGTGGGTAGTGATGCGTGAATGGAACAGGGCTACACCCTGATACTTTTCTCGTTGCTCAAAGAACTCAGCGATGATTTTATCAGCGTTGAGTCCACTATTGGTAATGATACGAGTACGGTCATGAATGGCGTAGCCGAAACCGTCAGGGTTATTAGCGGCGCTATTTTTTAGGTGCTCGTAGGTTGGTGTTGCGTATTCCTGTATGAAAGTCAAGAGACACATTGCTCAGACTCCTTTCGTTGTTGCGTACTCGTCAAAGGCTAGGTATCCGTTGTCTCGTGTGAACTCACGGAACTTGTCCCAGTCGGTACTTGCTTTTATGTTTATGTTGTTGCGTGTCGCCACAGAGTAGTCAGCGACAGCGTGTACGGCTTCCAACCGTGCTTTGAGTGTGCTAGGTCGTAGTGTGCCCTTGAAGAATCGTAACTCAATAGTGTTACGGTTCTGTAAGTTGAGAGCAACATAACGGTCTGCGTTGTAATGTACATAGTCACGACCACGCTTGTTAGCACCCTTGGCATAGTTCAGTAGACGAGTTGTTTCTGACTGTTCCCACTTGGCGTAACTGTTGTTGGTGCGACCAGCAATGCGACCCCATTGTTCTGAGTTCTGATAGAACAAAGACATGAAGCGCCACAGTGAACTGGCACGGTCGGTAAAGAAACCAGCGTTGATGTGAACATGTAATCCACAACTGGTTGTCTGCGCAGAACGCATACCAATCTTGGCAAGTTCACGCAGGTTCTCATAGTCAAACTGTGACTCTAAGTATTTGCGTGTCATCGGATGCGACACCATCTCAAAACCGTCGTTGAGGTAGCAAGTGTCACCGTACAGTTGTTGTGCGAGTTCAGCACCCTCTTCAACATCACAGTCTACGGCTTCCATCTCTAACTCAAAACCAGTCACAGACACACGGCGTGGCTCGCTAGATAAAGTGAGCGCACGACCAGCAGGTGACACAGTAAAGAACTGAACCTCAGGACGATACGAATAGTCGTGAATGAGTCGGCTACGACATTCACGGTCGTGTTCACAGTCGGCACAGTCATCGTAACGATAGTACAAGTCGTGAGTATCACACCACGAATACTCGTGGTAACAATCACTACAAACAGAACGGTCACCGTTGATGAGTTCTAAGTCGTCGTTCACCGTGAAGTCGGCACAGTCTTCACAGTATGAGAACTCCATCTCATACACCTCGGCAATCCAAACGGAAGTGCCGTTGATGACAGAACGGTTTTCTGTTTCAGGGTCACACCCTGCTACAGAGTTGGTGAGACGCACATCGTAAGACGAGTTTGTTCGTGGAACGAGCATCAACTCGTCACGCTCAAAGTAGTCGCCACTGTAATGGCATTGGTATGTTGTGGTTGGTAGTTCGGTTGACACGCCGAGCCTTTCTTGTAAAGCCTGAACTTCGTCAGGTGATAATGGGGGAACACCAAAGATTGATGTAGTCATTAGTTTGCCTCCTAGGCAGTTGTTTTTTATTTGGTAGAAACTCGGACACGAGTCCGAGTTTGTGGATAGGTCGGGAAACCCTTGTGCTATAAGGGAAATCCGTTGATGTCGCACTCCTCTCTGTTGAAGATTGGTGAGATACGCCAGCGTAAACCAATGTTGTTTTCACGCTCAAAACCTGCGAGGTCGCACTCGTCAACAAATGTGACACGCTCGGTTACCGTGTCTATACACATGTAGTACGCAGGTTTGAAACCAAACTTGCGTGCTCGGTCTACGACCCTTACAAAGTCGTTGTCGTATGGTTTGTTGTTGCGTGAATCTCGTTGTTGTTTCATAGTTATTTCTCTGTTTCTGTTGTTGGTGGTATTGGTCTGTCTAGTTCTAGACTGTGGTTTGCTAGTGCCGTAGCAACAATAGCAAAGTCGGCAAGCATCTGTGGCAATCTGTTTAGAACGGCGTAAGGCAACTCTAATCTTATGGAATCATAAAACTCCGCATCACTTCCGTCAGGCATACTGACTGGGCGAGTGAAGTTGAAATACTCACCGTTGCTAGATGTAAGAGAGGAAATAAAGTTTACAGCGCCAAGTAACTTTCTTTGTCCATCGTACCAGATGTCTTTCAATCTAATGTACTGTTGATGCTGTATCTGCTCGGGCATGCTGGCAATGTCGTAAAAGGTTTTCATTGTTTTGTTTCTTTCTGTTTGTATAAGTGATTAGTAGTTGTAGTCGTCATCATCAAGGTCTTCCAACCAAAGTTGGTAAGAAACCTCATCTGTATAAAACGATAGGTCGTCGTCCATAACAAAGTCACGGAACTTCACGGCGTTGTCATAACGGCGTGAGTTCTCCAAGTCAAGACGGTCAATGGCATTCTCCATCAGGTAAATTGTTTTGTTGCGAGCATACACTCGTAACGGAACAATCACTTTCAGGTATAGGTTGGTGCGCCAATGAAGTTTCATTGTTCTTCTTTCTGTTTTATGTTTTGTGGTTGTTGTGGGTGAGTGCCCTCATCAATGAGCACCCAACAGGTTTCGCAAGGGTCGTGCTTCACACGACACTCACGACAATGATAATGAAGGTCGTCCATTCTAAAACTCGTCGTCATCTGTGTCAGGGAAAATGTTTTGGCGAGACAAATCATTAGTACCCTTTTGGCGTGCCAAATAACAAAAGTAGAGTATTTGATGGTTGACTACATCGTGAACAAAGTGATAAAGCCACGCATCATACTCGGTTTTCATTTCCCAATACAAGGTGTCTTGTCCATTATCTTTTTCCCAATCTTGAAGTTCTGCTAAAAGTTCTTTACGGCTTTCAGCATACTCCTCGTTGTTTATTTGTTCGTGGTAATAGGACAACTTCTCTTCAAGAGTGTCGTCAGACATTCCAGCAAGTTCAGTATGTGTAAACAGAGCAAACATAACTTGCTTATGCCAAATCAACTCGGCAAGTTTTTGGTTGGTATCCATTACTTTTTTCCTTTTGGTTTAGAACGCAAAGCACGCTCGGCACGAACAAGACGAAACACATCTTTGTCGTTGTGATACTCGTGTTGTGGCATACGCACAGGCTCAGACCATACATACTTGTCGTAAGACTCGTATGGGTCAATAGTTTGCGAATACATCACCAACTGTTTGATGACATAATCGTATTCCTGTTCCAAGTGAGACTCGGAACAAGTCATTATGTTTTGGATTGGCATAGCAATGCCCTTTCTGTTATCTCATTGTTTTCACAAGAGAGTCAGGCACACGAACATTTCTGCCCGTGTGCCCTGCTCAGGTGTGAACCCACTCGGACACGAGTCCGAGTTTGTTAGCCAACTTGCGTGATGATGACGCTCTCGTCAATGTCGTCAAACGAGACGACATTCTCCTCGCTTGAGTCAATGACTGGCATCAGCGAGTCAAAAATGGCGAGGTATTGCTCGTCAATTGCTTTGGATGTTTCTGGTGACACGATAGTGCTCCTTTTATTTTTCTCTTTCATTGTGAATAGAGAGTTGTGCCCACGAACATTTCTGCCCGTGGACACGCACCCCACTCAAATGTGTATCAGGCGTTGCTGAACTCGTTTACAGCCTGCTCAAACATAATGATGTAATGCTTGCGAGCATCAGTAAGGCTCAGACGAGTTTCCCAAGTTGCTTCGTAAGGTAACTCAACCAAACGCTTGTCAATGATAGCCAGCATCTGTTGAGCATAAGCCATACGGCTTGCTGGTGTTTGTGGTTCTGACATTGTAATGCCTTTCTATTTTGTTCTCTCTCGTTGTGAGTAGAGAGTCAGGCACACAGATAAAAACCTGTGTGCCCTCACACCACTCACGATGTGAAACTCGGACACGAGTCCGAGTTACTTGATACCAAGTGACTTGATGATGTCCTCACGGACTGACTTGGGGTAAGCAGCGAGACGCTTGCTTGCTTCTGCTCGTGTGAGCGTCACAGCAAGTGCTGGCGATACCTTCTTGTTGTCGTTGTTCTTGGCACGCTGACCAGCAGGCGCAAACTTCTTGAGGTTGCTGATGTCTGCGTAAGCGTAATCATTGTCCTTAGCCCACTTAGCGTGAGCAGACTTGACTTTCGCAATCGTGCCATACTTCTTGACACAGTTACGGATAGCACCAAGAACCTTCTCGGTTTGGGCAACAGGCAACACAGTCGTGATGATTGGATTAGTAGCCAAAGCCTCAGCGTAAGCCAAAGGTGAACGAACGCCTGACGCAATGAAGTCGTCAAAGACTAAAAACCACGCTTCGTATTTGTCTGCGCTAGAACTAGCGAACAAGTCGCTCGCCTTGCGTAGAGAGTTTGTATTCCGTGCGTTGAGTACGCTTGCCTTGTTAGTGGTAATTGTATTGCTCCTTGTTAGGAACTCGGACACGAGTCCGAGTTTATTGTGTGTTTATCTGATAGCGTGCCACCCTAAGTGCTTTCACACGCCGTGGGGCTTCTTGCCCTACACACTAGGAAACCTCGGGGATAGAAGCGACAAGTGTCCTTGCCTGTATTGGGCTTCCACGCTGATACAGGTCGGGGGTGGGGGCATAGGGGGGTGCGCCCCATCATCGTATAGGGACTCATATAGTCCGTGGCGAGAGCGTTATCTTTTTATATGTTGCCCTATTTTTGTTAGGGGGGGCCGCTTTGTTTTGTTGGTACTGGATTTGGCCGTTATTCTGTAAGGGTTTTATAGGGGGTTTAGCAGTCCCATTTGCGTAGTGATAGTGCTTTGCGTGTTGGGCGTCCTTTTGAGTCTTTCATTGGGCCTGGCATGCCTCCCATGCGTGCACAGAACGACTTGCGTCGTGCTGCTGATTTGGGGGATTTGGCTGCTTGTTTGGCTGAGACTGGTGGTTTTAGGGTGCCGCCTGTTTGGGCTTTGTAGGATGCACGGCCTTTGGCGTTGAGTCCGCCTGCGGGGTTTTTGCCTTCGGCTCGTGTCCATGCCGCTGTCTTTTTTGCTGGTTTCTTTTTAGTAGCCATTGATTACCTCGATGTTTAGTATCCATCCTAGGGGGATGTGGTTTATGTCCCCTACTGTTTTGGGGGTGGTTTCTGTTTTGAAGATTGTGCCTGCCAACGTCAGATAGTGTTCTTGGCAGTCTTTCCAGTAGTGGCCTATGGTGGTGGCTACGGCTGTTTCGGGTTCGTAGTCGTCTACTTCATGCCATCCTGAGTGGGGTGCGTATGCATCCCGCCAGGTGACTCGTAGTTCTTGCCATTCTGTGAGGTAGTCTAGATTCATGGTTTCCTGTCGGTTGTATAAGCGTTTACTGGAACGGGGCTACGCTTGGGCTCGCCCCGATGTATAAGCGATACTTGTCTAGAACCGCCTTTAGGGCGGTTTTCTGGCTTCCCCCCCTATAGTCCCCCCCATTCGTTACCTGAGAATGATTCTCACATATACAAGCCATGCCAGCCCTGTCTGGCTGGCTCCTAGGTAACAAAGTTGCCTATAGGGTATGAAAGAAGAATTGATTCTATCAGCACCCCAGCAGGCTTACCTAGATTGGCTCTGCACGCCCCCTATGGAGCGCAATCCTGGTTCTAAGAACAAGATGGCTTTAGAGTTGGGCGTTGATGTTAAGACGCTTCGGCGTTGGGAAAAGAAACCTGTGTTTCGTGACCAGTGGCAGGACCGTGTGGATGATATCCAGGGTTCTCCTGAGCGTACTCAGGGTGTGTTGGATATGTTGTACACTAAGGCTATGGATGGTGATACGAAGTCTGCTCAGTTGTATCTTCAGGCTACGAATCGTATGGCTCCGCCTACGATTGAGGTTAAATCCGACCGTAAGGCTCAGGAATTGTCTGATAGTGAGTTGGATGAGTTGATTGGTGCTTTGGCTGCTCGTGAGAAGGAAACACGGTCTTTGCGGGTTGTGTGATGGACTTGGTTGTTTGCGAGACTTGTGGAGAGGAATTTCCCGCCAGTTGGGGTGGGTGTCCTTTTTGTGATTCTGGTGAGCGTCCTGTTTTGAAGATGAGAGATAACGACTAGTTTTTTGTTATGGAATTAAATGAACTCCTAAATGAGAGGGAGTGGCGTCTTTGTCGTGGTCCTGACGATGCTTCTCCTAGCGACCTTGCTGATGCGTTTGAACATTTTTGTTCTACGTATTGGTTCATTAGGCATCCTGAGCGTGGACGTATCCTGTTTGAGATGCGTGAAGCACAGGTTGAGACTGTGTATGCTTGGATTTCTAATCGTAACAGTATCGTTTTGAAGGCCCGTCAGATTGGGTTTTCTACGTTGGCTGCGGCTTTTGCTTTTTGGGAGGTGTTCTTTTGGCCTGACCGTTTTGAGGTTATGTTGAGCCGTACGGAGCGTGAGGCGGCTAAGTTGTTACAAAAATCTAAGTATGGGTATAAGATGTTGCCTGACTGGATGCGTCAACGGGGTCCTGGTTTGGTGTCGGATAATCAGTTGAAGATGGTGTTTAGTAATGAATCTGCTCTTGAGTC